ATCAGGGCTACCGCCTTCGTCGTGTTGTGGGTTTCCTAATTGGTCGCAAGCATAGAACCCTTCATAGTCAGGTTGATTACCACAACTACACTCCCACCAATCGCCTTCTATATTAGATTTTATTTGTCGGTATAAAGTAATTTCTTTAATCATTTTTTTCCCCTTCTATTATCCTTTCCAATCTAGAAAGGATTATTTTGCGTTCATTGGTAAGTTTAATTAATTTATTTGCTGCATCGGCCAGGCTTTCCAATAATACCTGGCCAGTTAAATCGTCGTCATTCACTATACGTTTTCCCTTCATTTAGTCGTTTTTCTACTTCATCACACCAGGATAGTGTGAACTTTATTTCATCGGCTAGGCTTTCCATCGCAGATTTTTTAAGATCGTTGATGGTCGGCTCGGCTTTGCTTGTGTTGGTCATTTACTCGCCCATTGGATAGATCCAGTCAATAGCCCATTAATATGAGATAGCGTTTCTTTAACGCCGCGAATATATTCATCACTCTGGCCGCTCCATCCATCCTTATCTATCTCGGCCATAAAGTTAAGTACATATGCGTTAGCCTTCTCTGCACTTATAGACATTATTTAACTCCCATCGGTTGATTATTGCGTGCTGGTATATGTTGGCTTAAATGGTAAACGATATTCTGGCCGTAAATATATGGACCGTATATCGTGCCATAATCGCTGGCTAGGACCGCCGCTTTATATTGTGTCTGCAGCCCGAATACCTGGCCGCTGGTGTCCTGGTTACGATCTAATACCTGCTGGCCTTCATAAGATAAGGCCTGCACGTATTCATCGGATAGGTCACGATTATAAAAGACAAAATCGGACCCGTAACGTACTTCCCTAGGCACTGGATCGCCATCAAAATAAACCAGGCTAGTGTGATATTCCTTTAGGTCATTCATTCCGTCAAACGTTGCGCCTTCGTAACGCTCGGCTAGGCTTTCCACTTGATCCTTAAACGGACCGTCGGTCCAGGATACGTTAATGGATGCGCCGCCAGAATAAACGCTAGATCGTACGCTGAACTTTACGCCTGGGAATTGCGCCTTAAGCGCAGCACGCATAAGTTTAGCGGTATCAGCGCAGTTTATATATTGTCTGCTCATTTATTACCCTTCATTAATCCAGATTCCTAGTCGGATGCTGGCCTACCCGCAAGGATATTGCTACCCTTGCGGCTAAGTCAAGATCCGCCGCGTACTACTTAACCCGCATTGGCATAAGTAGCGCGGTCCAGTTAATAGAATCGTGCAAAATCTCAACGATCACGGGCTTATTATCTCCCTGGAATCGCAGTTTTAATTGGTGAGACTTTACCGCTGGTACCTTAGCAAAATCGGCCAAAAACTTACCGTTTATGCTTATCTCACTAGTGGCCACTGGCTCGGTGTTGATTATCTTCTCAACCGATGGGAATTGACCATCGGCTAGGCTAACCTTTAGAGTACTACCCAATAAACCTACGGTTAAGTAAGTGTCAGCGACGTTTAATTCTACTGGTAGATTACTGGTGTTTTTTAAATTAGACTTAAGCAGATCGGTAATTTTTTTAATCTGGTCCAGTGGGATTAATGATTCTGGCAGATCGCCAGAATAATCCACGCTACCGATAATTAATCGGTAACGGTCCGTCGCCTTAACGTATAATTTACCATCGGCGGCGGATAAGTGTACGCCATTAATGGATGATCTGGAATTATCCTTATCAGCCATAATTGCAGCGCCAGTTAATAGATCGTATAGATCGTTAACCGTAACGTCTATTTTCTCCAGTGTTGCAGTAGTCATTTATTTAGATCCCTTCATAAGATCCTGGCAAGGTACCAGGCCTAGACTTAAGGATACCCCTACCCTTAAGCCTAAGTCCATCACCTAACGCAATTAATACTGGATCCGATGCAATATCCGCCATCGGTCCACCAGATACTATTAACGATTAGATACGCCGCGATAAGCGCAACGGTCCAGAATAGGCAGCGGACCAGTAGCCTGGTCCGATAATAGGCAGCGGATCGCATCTGCTTAACCTAAACTGGCGGCTAGTTTGCCGCCGCTCATCGCGTTAAGTGTCTGCAAACCTATTAAGGCAGACTTAGCGCAATTTATTGTGCAGTATCCTTCACTTAATCTGGCCAGGCGGCCAGTAAAGTGAATCGGTTTAAAGTCTGCAGATACCGCAGCAGCGGATCCGCAATTAGGGCAGATATAATTGCTAGTCATTGCATCCCTTCATTCTCCTAGGTAGTCATTAATCCTAGGCCACTGGCCAGGGTATCGGATCCCTGGCCAATAGTCCAGTATTAAGCGTCCTGGTGTTGCTTAAGTGTTTTAACGTCCGCATCGGTAATTGGATGCGTCTGCTTAATATCAAACACGTAACGCCAGGAGAATCTCATCACGTCTTCCCCGTCTTCATTGCCATAAGTCCCCATTGGTACCAGGATCGCAATTCCCTTAGATCCCTTATTAATGGCGCGGCCTGCATCACGCCAGGCGTAGAATCCCGCACAATTGGTGGCGCGTGGATCCTGGCTTAAGATACATAAAGCATTAAACCTGGAATAAGCGCGGCCAATAGATACTGGAATCGCCAGGCCTGGATGATCTATCGCTGCAGCAGCAGCGCGTAAATCCTTAATAAATTGCTGCTTATCCTCCTTAGATCTGGCCATTAGATCGCCACCTTTATTACTGGCAAACCTTCATTAATCAAACCGTAGCAGCGGCAGTCCATAGATTCTGGATGCCCGCAGCGGATATATACGCCGCCGCGATACCAGGCCTGGTTATCATAATCGTAACCGTCTAATAGTGTATTAATGGATGATCTAGTCATTTATTTATTACCCTTCATTCTATTTTAAAGCATCGCCAGTCTAGCGATAGGGCTTATAATTGCAGCATAGGCAGCGCGTGTCAATAGGACACGCCAGTGATCTACGCCACTAGTTGCAGCGGGTTAGGGGTCCAGGATCCTGGCAGCGGATAGCCTGGATCTGGCGGGAATCCTGGCGCCTATAGGGCCTAATGATGGCGATAGGTAGTGTCTATCCAAACCCGCTTAATAACCAATTAACGCGCTTATATAGATGCAAACGCCCCTAATACGGTGGGCAATGCCTTGCAATGGACGCGCAACGCGTCCCTAATTGTGGGTAGATGCGAGCGCCTAGCGTGGGGGTAAGCACGCGATAACCGCGCTCGCTTAGGCAACGACCCGCCCCATTTTTATACGGGCGGTGGGTTATACGTACTATCCACCACAATATTTTTTCTAAATATAGTCTCACATATTAAGATAGCATCTCATATATTGAGACGGTGATAAAAATACTTTAGGCTCAAAGCCAGTATAAAATACTATCTATATACAATGTGATTAAGATCACGTAACGCAATGCGGGATAAAAGGCAAATCTCCCGCCTTAGTATATAGTAGGGGATTAAATAAGCGCTAATCCCCCGTTCGGCTCACGGCAGTGTGAGCCTCAAGCGAACAATGCAGTTGAGACGAACGGATCGCTTAGGGGCTTCCAGCCCCACGCTCTCCCAATAGGAAGCAAGGCTTAAGGCCTTGCGACCCCCAAGAAGGGGGTCCACTGAAGGACCCCCTAAAGATGGGATAGTTATGTCTAAACCTAGACCAGGCGACAACAACAGATTTAAACTTGCCCCAGGTGCATCATTTTCCAGCACTGATGCCAAACAGAAGATTATTGACTTAATCAACCAAGGTCACACGGTAGAAGATTCTTGCCGAGCAGTTGGCAAATCTATAAAGTCTTATGAATATTATCGGGCTAGTGATCCAGATTTTAAAAAAGCAATTGACCTATCTCGTGAGGTAAGAAATCGTAAGGGTGTAGTTTCCCCAGAAGACGCCTCAATAACATTTGAGGACTTTAGAGCAACCTATCTTTCATCCCAGACCTTCCCCCACCAGAGGAACGTCATCAGCCTTCTTGAGGAAGGTAAGCCTGCTTGGGTTCACGAAAATATGATTTATGAACCAGGGATGTCAAACTACGTCCTAGTCAATATGCCTCCTGAACACGCCAAGTCAATGACAGTATCTATTGACTACGTCACTTATCGGATCTGCATAGATCCCAATGTTCGGATCAAACTGGTATCTAAGACTCAGTCAATGGCAAAAGAATTTCTTTATGCAGTTAAGCAAAGACTTACCCATCCAAACTATATTGATCTTCAACGGCGCTATGCGCCAGTAGAGGGCTATAAGGCTACCTCTGAGAAGTGGACGCAAGACGCTATCTACCTAGAGCGTGACTCAGGAGAAAAAGATCCCACACTTCAGGCCTTAGGTATTGGTGGTCAGATTTACGGCGCACGTGCTGATCTGATTATCCTAGACGACTGTGTGACTCTGGCAAATGCTAATGAGTATGAAAAACAGATTAGATGGATCCAACAGGAAGTTTTAACCCGTGTTGGTCCTACTGGCAAAATTCTAGTTGTAGGTACCCGCGTAGATCCTATGGATCTTTACCGTGAGATGCGTAACCCAGAAAGATATCCAGATGATAAGTCACCTTGGACCTATTTGGCTATGCCAGCAGTTTTAGAATTTGATGATGAACCTAGCAAATGGAAAACTTTATGGCCTATGTCAGATCGGCCTTGGGCAAATGATTTAACACCTGCTAATGAGAATGGCTTATATCCTAGATGGGATGGAGTCAATCTTCGTAAGAGGCGCGGAGTATTAGACCCAAAGACTTGGGCAATGGTTTACCAGCAACAAGATGTTGAATCTACCGCCGTCTTTTCACCTGAGTGTGTAAGAGGATCTGTAGCAGGTATGAGATCTGTAGGACCTCTAATAGCAGGCGCTCCTGGACACCCAGAGACAGTTACATCTCAATATGTAGTTTGCTCTATGGACCCAGCAATGAGTGGAGATACATTCTCCGTAGTATTAGCAGGAGATCGTGGCACTGGCAAGCGGTACTTGCTTGATGCAAGCAGGATGCCAGCACCTACACCTGCGGCAATTAGAGAATTAATATTTGCTTGGACTGAAAGATACCAACCTAAAGTATGGGTAATTGAGAAGAACGCTTTCCAACTATTCCTTACCCAAGATGAAGAGATCAACAAGTTCTTGGCTACTAGAGGTATCAGATTAGTTCAGCACTATACAGGTGCAAACAAAATGGATGCTGAATTTGGTGTTGCTTCAATGGCTCCTTTATTTGGATCATCGGATGCAACTGGAAAACATTTAAAAAATAATCTTTTAGAATTACCTAGAACAGATAATGAACATATCAAGGCACTGATTGAGCAATTAATTACTTGGTCAGCGGGAACAAAAAATAAACAAGACGGTCCTATGGCCCTCTGGTTTGCTGAAACTCAAATGAGAAGTTACATCAACCAGTCAGGTGCTTATGGAGGGTCTTGGGTTAAGAATCCATTCCTTACACCAAATGACCTACGCAAACGTCAGGTTGTTAACTTAGAAGAATATGCGAAACTTCAAGAGAAGCACGCAGTAAACGGGGGAACGTTTTGGCACTAGACATTATAGAGATCAGTGGCAAGGTAAAGAAGTTACGTGAGAAGTACAGCACTCGTGACTCTCGCTATGCCGACTTACTCTCAATCCGTCAAGGTAACATCCAACAAGTATTTCCTAGCCAGTTCCCAGACGATTATCCAAAGCCTATGGTGGCTAACTTTATTGACGTGGCAGCACGAGATGTAGCAGAAGTAATTGCTCCACTACCTACATTCTCTTGTATGACTACCAACAGCACCTCTGATCGCGCACGCAAGCGTGCTGATATCAGAAGTATGATTGCTGCTGGATATAGAGATTCTTGTAACTTACAAACCACAATGTACACAGGTGCAGATCGCTATATCACCTTTGGTATGTTGCCATTTATTATTGAACCTGATTATGAAAATAATCGCCCAATGATTCGTATTGACTCTCCAATTGGTGCTTACCCTGAATGGGATCGCTTTGGCAAGTTACTTACATATACAAAGAGATACACCAAGAGTGTTCGTGAATTATGTAATGAGTTCCCAGAACACGAGTCATCAATTCGTGGACCTTATGAGAAGCGTGAATCTGAGCGTATGCTTGAGATGTACCGCTACCAAGACAAAGATCAGACAGTTTTATATTTACCAGAACGCAACAACTTAGTATTAGCACAAGCCAAGAATGAACTTGGTGAACTAACTGTAGTTATTGCAATTCGTCCAGGAGTTGACTCAGATGAGAACCAACGCGGACAATTTGATGATGTTATGTGGGTCCAAGTAGCACGCTCTCGCTTTGCAACTTTGGCTCTGGAAGCAGCCCAGAAATCCGTTCAAGCACCTTTCGCGTTACCCGCAGATGTGAACGTATTGGAAATTGGTCCAGATGCCACTATTAGATCAGCCAATCCAGAAAAGATCCGCCGTGTTGCATTAGACATACCAGCAGGAATCTTCCAAGAGAACGCAAACCTAGATCAAGAAATGCGTGTTGGCTCACGTTATCCAGAAGGTCGTCTAGGACAACAATCAGGTTCTATTGTAACTGGTCGTGGTGTACAAGCACTTATGGGTGGTTTTGATACACAAGTTAAAACAGCACAAGCAGTATTAGCGGAAACATTCCGTCACGTAATGCGTGTATGTTTTAAGATGGATGAAGAATTATTTGGTGATGTTGAGAAGGAAGTACGCGGTGTTAATGCTGGCGCTCCTTATGAGATTACCTATAAGCCAAAAGAAGCAATTCAAGGCGACTATTGGTGTGATGTTACTTATGGCCTTATGGCAGGACTTGATCCAAACAGAGCATTAGTATTTGGATTACAGGCTCGCGGAGATAAATTAATTTCTCGTGACTTCCTACGCCGTCAAATGCCTTGGGAAATTAACGTCACTATGGAAGAAGAAAAGATTGAAATTGAACAACTAAGAGATTCGTTGATTCAAGCAGTTTCTGGTTATGCACAAGCGTTACCTGCTATGGCAGCGCAAGGGCAAGATCCTTCACAAATTCTTACTGCAATGGCAGCCGTAATTGATGGCCGTCAAAAAGGTAAATCTATTGAGGAAGTTGTGCAGGAAGCATTTGCTCCTAAGCAACCTGAAGTTTCTCCAGAAGCGATGAGTACCGCTGGTGAGGCTGTCGCCCCAGGTCAGGCCCCTTCTGGAGAACCTCTTCAAGGTGGACTGCAAGCATCGGGACGTATGGCAGGAGTAGCACCTGGACAACAGGGAATGGCTCCTGGAGGTAGACCAGCACTACAAACATTACTTGCTGGACTTAATTCTTCTGGGCAGGCCAACTTAAGTGCTGGCGTTCTCAGAAGGCAACCCGTCTGATATCACGGTTGCCTAAACATAAAACCCTATAGGAGAAAACAAATGAAAGCATCACCAATGAGCATCAAGGCGCCTAAGCCTGCTAATCAAGGCGGAATGGCTAAAGCCAACGTACAGCCAGCAAAGATCCAACCAAAGGCAGCAGCAAATAAGCCTAAGATTGGAACAATCGTATACAGCAAGCAACCATCAGGTACTCGTGGTACCAATAAGGGTGCTAAGTAATTTAAATGCACAATCAGGAGCAGGGCGATGAAGAACTCCCTATAAGGATTACTCCTTGGGATTTACTCGCCCTGATCTCTAATTTAGTTTTAGAATTATCTACAGCAGTAACAAGATTTTTAAGTGGCTTAACAAATATGTTAGTTATGCACGCAGATTTCGTGGATGAAAAATTATCCTTCCACGAGTATGCAGCCCGAACCATTGAGAAATTAAGAAAAGGTGAGTGAATATGGCAGGAAAAGGTGGCTATCAAAAGCCTAATAACCCATCCACAACACCATCACTACCAGGCTCATTGAGCCAACGCACCGATGGCGGACCAGCATCAAAGCAAACAGCGCAATATATCTCAGGTATGCCAAATTGGGGAGATGGTCAGGACTTAATGGACATAAGCACTAGCGCACCTTTGGCAGCAACACCAAACGCAAAACCAATGCCAGCAGCACAAGTTCGTGATGCTGCTATGCAAGGTATGGCACAACCTACTGGCTTACTTGCACCTACACAACAACCAAGTGTTGCAGTTACAGATGGTGCTGCTCTTGGAGCAGGACGTGGTGTTGAAGCATTAAATCTACAATCACAAGATTTATCACAATATCAAACTGCAAGGGATCAAGTTCAAGCACTGGCAGCAAGCCCTATGGCTTCACCAGCACTTAAATATTTGGCTCAACGTATCAATCAGGCGTACTAACCTATGGCAGATAAAATTACACAAGCCAATCAAATTCTTAATGACCATCCACAGTTGCAACAAAACCCTGGATTAGTTACTGATGTTTTAAATTCACCAAATCCTGCTGCGGCAGCAACTAATATTGGTCATTTAAATAATGGTGTTTCTTTTCAACAAGCAGTTCAAGATAATATTGCTACTCACGGTAGCGAAAACATATTTCAATCTATGTTTGGTGGAGCCGCTAAAGTTGTAGGTGGCAGCCTTAAATGGATGGCTAAACCATTACAAGAAATTCAACGCGACTATAAATTTATTCACTCAGTATATACCCGTCACGGTATTGTTAATGGCTTTATGGCTACAGCAGGTATTGTTGGTGGCGGACTTTTAGGAGCAGAGTTTGGCCCTGCTGGTGTTGTTGCAGGTGCTGATATTGCTGCTGCTTTAGAACGTAAATTAGCAGGATTATTTGGAACTACATATAGAGATTCAATTGATGATTCAGAGAATCCAGATTATAAAGTTTCAGCAGGTAGAGATTTTGCTAACGCATTATCTAAAGTACCTGGACTAGGTGATCTACGTAATACAGATAAAGGTACAGGTAAAATTGTATCTGGTCTTGGTGATCTAGTGTTTGATTTTAATGTTGATCCTTTAGTAGTTGCTGCAAAAGCAAGAACTACAGTTCAACAAGGTACTCTTATTAAGACATTAAAGACCGAAGAAGGCAAGACAGTATTAACAAATAAAACACCTTTCCGTAGTATTCAATCAGGTTTTCAAAACTTCTTAGAACGTAATAGTTTAAGAACATTTGGTTCAACAGAACAACTAGACTCTTTATACCAAGCAGGTAAAAATCCTTCAGTATTAGACCGTGTATTTGGTGGGGCTGGAACTCGTTATGTACGAGCATTAGAAGATATTACTAGCCTAATGAATAAATCCATTAAAGAAGGTGGCGGAGAACTAGCAGTAGTTCAACGTTATCCAGGATTACAAGGTTTAGCAAAGTATCTTGAAAAGCCTGAATCTGGCGTATTTACTCCAGATGACATTCATAGCGTATTTATGAAGGCTCAATACGATAAAGAATTTATGACTGCTTACTCTGTTAACGGAGCCTCAATAGTTCCAAACAGAACTGTTATCCGTGCTGCAACTTCTAAGGTTGCAGATAAGTTACGTCAATGGGATTCTAATGATGAACTTTATTTACGCGGTAATCAAGCAAACTTTTTCTTACCTCGTAAAGCAGAAAAATTAGCAATTGATCCAGTAACAAATCAAGTTGTAAATACTGGTGAAATTCAAAACATTCTTCCAGTAGTATTTCGTCCATTTTCAGGTGATGCTTGGAAGTCAGCCCTTGCAAGTAAGACTAGAACATTTTCTGGATATTTACCATATACAATTGATACAAAGACTTTAGAACTATCTAATACTAAATTTGACCCAGAAGATCCAGCATCTTTAATATCCGTATATCGTATATTAAGATTTTCAATGTCAGATCAAATGGCTAAACAAAAGGCTACTGAATTTTTACGTGGTAATGTTGGCCAGAAAAAAGATATTTATACTGGCGCTGTATCTGAAATGTTTAAAGCAGCAGGCTTACCTAATGATGAAACATTTATGTCAAAGATTATGGACAAAGCGGGACAACTTGTTCACGGTCCATTAGACAAAACATCATATGGTTATGGATTTAAATCAGGTGAAGGCGCTTCGGTAGTTCAAATGAATGGTCGTAGTACCACATTAGGCTTGTTTGAAGATCAACGTGGTTATTTTACAATGCCAGATTTTCGTGAAGTAAAAACTGCTATGCGTGATCTTGGCACTTATGGAAAATTATATGGTCGTATTGATGATTTTGCTGCAAGATATACAGATGGCATATTTAAACCATTAGCACTTTTAACTGGTGGATTTGGTTTACGTATTGCGGCATCTGAATTAATACCTTCAGTATTTCGTTTTGGTTCATTAGAAGTTGCAAAGTCTAAAATTGCTGGTGCATCTCAAAAGATGAATTATAAACTTGCTAAA